AAAAACTGTAAGTGTTTCTCAGCCAAATCTCTGTCAACCAACCATCCGTTCTTAACCTGTCTAGCACTAATCTTTGCTATCCTAAACTCACGATTAAGAACTTCTTTTGGAATACCGGAGTCCTTAAACTCTTTTAAAAGAGCATGAAAGACCCTGACATTGATTAAAACATCTTGCTCACATCTATTTAACATTGCAGGTTCAAATCTTAACCATTGGCTTTGAGAGGGCTTAAGAACACCAAAGTGCTCACCCCACATCTCCAGACCATGCCTACCTTTGTACCTACCCAAACGTCTATTAAAGTTTAACAACTGGCTCATAAGAAAAGTATCTATAAGCCTAGCCTCTGTTTTAAAGTTGAATATTTTACTTAAGAGAGGCATGTCGTACATAATAATATTGTGACCTATTAACTCGTCAGCATCTGACAAGTATTTAAGCCCTTCAGCTAAAGAAGGACTATCATCATCATTGTCTGAGAAAGTTATTGAAGTCTTTTTAATTATATCGTAGGTAGAAATACACCAAACATTAGTAGCGTCATTGACAAAACCGTTTGACTCTACATCAAAAACTAACTTTTTCATTTCCACTCCTCTAATTAAACTCCGCAGGGGTGCTGTGTAAACGACCTGTCAAATTATCATACCTCGCACATCCTGCAGGGCCTGTATGCCCTGTAAATCTGTTCTTTAGTATCGATATGTTAACTCTCTGTCTTACACCCTCGTCATCAGAGTACTTGTTTCTAGAAAAACCAATGATTTGAAAAGCTATTTGCTTCAAACTTCCAGACCCTTTTAAAGAATCTTCCGTTATTGATGCACCCTCCTCAAAGGTTTTACTTCCACCACTTGTCTTTCTAAGATGAGATACAACTCCAATCCAAACATCATGCTTCTTGCATAACTTTAAGAGATCCGACATAGCCTTGTCCATAGCTTCATTGGCATTACCCTCAACCTCACTAACCGCTAAAGTTATATGGTCTAAGAATATAAACTTACAACCAGATGCGGCCATAAATTCTATCTTATCCATAAGAGAAGAATCAGTAACTGAACCTTGATGGTCTAATAATAGAAGCCTTCCTGAGCCTGCAACCTCTTGCCAAGCTTTAGAACCTTCCTCCCCTGACCTGTCAAATACAACATCAGGTAAGTTGATTCTCTTGTTTAGATGGACACCTATCACACCGTCTAATGTTTCTCTCACAGACTCTTCAAGAGATACAACACCAACTTGATAATCTGTAGTAATTATTAAATGATAAATATCTTCCTTAACAAAAGTAGACTTACCAGAACCAGTTCCTGCTGTAAAAATAGTAAGCTCACCAGTTCTTCTACCGTATGTCATATCATTTACATTGCCAAAACAATCAGGGTAAGGTACGGAATCCTCTCTTCTGTCTTCATTAAATAATTCCCAAGTATCTGCAGAATTAATAATACCTGCAGGAGAGTACTTCTCTGCATTCCAAATTGCTTTCTCTAACTCATAGGTCTTGCCTGAAACTAGATAGTCAGAAGCGTCTTTACCAAATCTCCCTAAAGCACCAATCTTAGCCTTACCTGTTCTTACAAGTCTTGCACAAGATTTTGCTCCATCTTGACCAGCTTCATCATGGTCAAATAGAAACACAACCTCTTCAAAAGAATTAAGATAAGATAAATTAGCGGCTACTTGTTTATAGGCACCTTGGGCACCATTGATAGTCGATACAACTGCCCACTCTTGCTTTTTATCTTTCCAGACCTGTTGGACAGACATTGCATCTAAAGCACCTTCTGTAACAACAATCCTCTTACAAGAGCCCGGAGCAAACTTAGACTGCCCAAAGAACTCGTCTTTGTTTTTAACAGATCCTATGGCAAGAAACTTTTTAGTATCTAAATCTCTTCTCTCGTAACCAACTATCTTACCTTTGTTGGTTATAGGGTAATAGTGGTACTTAATAGTACTACCATCTTCTTCCGAGTATCCAACCTTTACGTCATAAAGCTCTGCTATCTCTTTCTTAATCTTACGCTCTCTAAAACCTCTAATGTCAAAAGTCTTTATCTCATTAATAGTTTCTGTAGAACTTTGAAATTCTTTAGGTGCCAACTTAATAGTCTCACCTTTCTCTTCATAAACTCCTGTATTTTCACAACCAAAACAGAAATAAGTCATCTTATCACCGTTGTCATAAACAGCCTTATTATCTCTTGAACCACAGGCTTCACAAGACTCGTGTCTAACAAAGACACCTTCTTGTCCCATTTCTTTATTTTTCATTTTTCCTCCATAGAAAAATAAAGGCCAATTAAGACCTTTAGTTGTGTAAATAGTAACTATCGATACCCCTCAATGAAGAGTATCTGTAGGTACTACTTTGTATTAGTAGTCGCCATCTTCTGTAAAGTCTAAGTCAACTTCCTCTTTCTTAGGCTTTGCAAACTCCGAACCAGAATCCAAACTGCCAAACTCTGAACCTGCAGGGTCTGACTTCTCGTAAGGTATCAAGTTGGTAACAAGAACATTCTTTAAACTCATAGAACTGCCCTTCTGACCTTTATAGTCCCAGTCGTAAGTATCATAAGAAATAGTCCCAGTAGAACCATTGCCAATGATAACCCCACCTAAAGGCTTGATAGTGCCTTCTTCTGTTCTTGTAAAAACACCGGGAGGTGATAAATCTTTACCTGCCTTAGTTTTGGCATTTTGTTTAAAAGTTACTTTGTACTGACCAGTTTCATTACCCTCTGCATCCTCTACAGGTCGCAAAGATCTAATATAACCGCTCTTCTTAAACTTCTGTGCTTCTGCCTTATCAACATAAGCTGTAACAGACCATTGAAGTCTCTCAAAGTTCTCTTGTGGATTGTTGGGGTCTAAGAAACACCAGTTTAACTCCACGTTTTCTACTAAATTATCCATTTATGTCCTCCTTCTCTAGCTCATTTATAAATAAAGGTAGTTCCCACATTTGTCCGACACTTCGTCTCATCCAAAGTAGTCTACCCATCTCTAACATTACAACATCAGCATTATAACTATAGGAATTCCTATACTCTTCTCTGATAGCAACCCAAGCATCTTGAATATCCTCATTATCCTTCAAAAGCTTCTTTGCTTTTACAGGGCCAATCTTAGGAACACCCTGTATGTTGTCAACTTGGTCACCTGCTAACATCTGGTATTGAAAATTCCTGATACCGTCATAGTCAGTGACATAGCTTAACTCTTCTCTCTTAAAATCATACTTTGCACCGGGAACAATCCACAGGTCTTTATCTATTGTGCAAATTATTGTATTGTCTTTATCATTAGTCTGGGCAATAGCCAATGTATCGTCAGCTTCCTCATTTTCAGATATTTGAGCACCTAGCTCAGAAGTCAAGTAGTCCCTAACCTTTTGGTAATAGAACGGCTTATCGCCAGTCCTGTTGCCTTTATAAGGTTTTGTTACTGCAATATCTTTTCTGAAATTAGTGTGCCCTGATAAATGTAACTCGTAACCATCTGCCTTAGATTTACCAACTACACTCTTAATAAAGTCATTTATAAAGTCAACACATTCAGACCAAGGCTCTAGCACTGTCTTTCCGGAAACTACCTTGTATGGTGATTCCTCGGTTTGACTGGCTTGTAACCTCCAGAGTCCTTCAATGTCCTCTAGACCACTAATGGCATGACGCTTACTGTCATACTCTTTTAAGATTTCATTATCTTTATCTATTACATTATAGTAATTAGTCTGACAATGATTAGCCGCCCAATAAACAATTATGTCTGCATCTATTAGTGCTATCATTTGTCCTCCTTGTACATATTACCTATGTTTTTCAATCTTCCATGTATAACCCTGTTAATATAAAATACAGCCTTTTCCAAATCTTGGATAGGGTCGTTCTTTTTATTAAATCTTACAATATACTTTAAAGCACTTCCTATTGCAAAAGCCTCTAGACCATCAAGGTCTGTTGTGGCATCTTCAATAATTTCCAGCGCCTCTATCTTTCCTGAAGTATAGTGCTTTGGGTTGTTTACTTCGTCATTCTTCATTGTCCTCTTCCTCCGTTGTTAAATCAGGGTCAAACGCATCGGCATCCTCGTTAAAATAC